AAAAATATCTACAAAAGCTGCAAAAGCGGACAGAGGAAAGAGCGGTAAAGGACGCATCCGATATCATAGCTGAGCTTGAAAAGATAGGTTTTTCGAACATAGGCGATTTTGTTGAATTTAGCAAAAACAAGGTAACGATAAAGGATTTCAGTAAGTTATCCGAAGAAAAACTTGCTGCTATAGCAGAGATATCGGGAACGGATGTGAATATTGTAAAATTAAAGTTATATGACAAGGCGAGAGCGCTCAAGGATTTAGGGTTAAGGTTCGGAATTTTCCCGACGAAAATAGAGCACACAGGCGAGATAACTCTTGCACAGGCAGTACATAAAGCGATGAAAGATGCAAAGTGAAATATTAAATTTCATCGAGCGGGGCCGGAAAGATTACTCCTGGTTCATGACTCATGCTCTTGACGTCAAGCCGGAGCACTTATGGCCCAAGATGGTAGCGTTAAACAATTCGGTTCGAGACAACGAGAAAACAGCGGTCGGCGCGGGGCACGGTGTTTCGAAATCATACACATCGGGAAGAATAGCACTGACATTCTTATCTTGTTATTACCCATCAACTGTAGTAACGATTGCACCTTCGGGACACCAAGTCAAGAATATAACCTGGCGGGAAATCCGAAGCGCTCACACAAACGCCCGTGTCCCTTTGGGCGGAAAGCCTACAACAACAATGCTGGATATGCAGCCGGAGACGGGTGTGATCTGGTATGCTTTTGGCATTTCTACCAGGCCGGACACGGTAACACAGGAAGCTACGAGACTGCAGGGGATCCACAACGAGCACGTATTAATCATACTTGACGAAGCGGCGGCGATCCTGCCGGAGATATGGAGAGCTATAAGATATATCGGAGCGCCGTTCAAGAGGGTGTTAGCAATCGGTAATCCAACAAGCAAATTCGGGGGTTTTCCCGCCGTTCTCAAAGATCCAACGTGGAATCACTTACAGATATCTGTTACCGACACGCCGAATTTCAAAAAAGGAAGGCAGATCATACCCGGAGTTTACGGCAGGGCATTTGAAAGAGAGGTACGATTAAAATACGGCATTGATTCAGATGAATACCGGGTTCGTGTTAAGGGTGGAATTTCAGAGAAAGGCGCTGAGGGTGCATACTATGGCCGGAAGATGGCGGAGCTCGAGAAGAAAGGCCGCATAACCGATTTAATCGAGCACAACCCAAACTATCCTGTTCATATCGTCCAGGATGTCGGTTACACAACTGCTGTTGGATTTCTGCAGGTGATAGAGGGCTGGTCGAATTTCATCAATTATTACGAGGATTCAGGCCTCAGTATTGAAAAGTACGTTGAGCTGTTTGATGAATACAAAAAAGAGTTCGGATACAGGTATGGCGATGTAATTGTTCCTTGTGATATGGACAGTAACGCGACAAAGGTAATTACCGGCCAGACGTCACTTGAAACATTACGGGGCTTTGGTTATTTAGCAGAGCCATTACCGCGTGAGAGGAGAGTATATGAGGGTATCCAGCGAACACTGAAATATCTTGATACCTGCCGATTTCACAAGACAAGATGCGCCCGGCTGATAGAATGTATGGAAGGATATCACGAAACGAAGAACAAGCAGATGAGCACTGAGGACAAATTTGTCGGCTCGGGTTTTCCTGAAAAAGATGGTACTGACCATGGAGCTGATATGGTAAGATATGCAAGTATGGCGGTAAAAAAACTGAGTTCAAGTACAATGACGGCTGACGAAGCCGAGGAAATTTGGCAAAGACATAGGAGGCCAAGCTAATGGATAAGAGAAATATAGCAAAAAAAATAACCGAAATTTTGGTGCATACACAGTTTGCCCATTGGGTAGAAAATTATCAAGTGGATCCACAAGCTGAGAATGTAGAAGCTCAAAAACAGAGAGCGTTAAAATATTACTTGGGATGTGATATAGATGGGATAATAAGGTGGGGTACTCAAAACAGTTTTAATACAATAATCAAGTTGCAAGTTGGTATGATTCTGCGAATTTTAGAAGAAGAGGGATTCTGAAAGGAGGCTAAGCTAATGGGTTTTTTTGATTCATTATTTGGAAGTTTATACTGTATTAATACTCAAGAGGAAGCAAGGCTTAGAGCTCAGCAAGCGGGAATGGCTGCGGCAGAAAGTCAAAGGCTACATCAGCAAGCCTGGAGGTTTTATTTGGATCCAGTGATGGCTTCGATGCCACCATTTGGTAGTTTGTGCGGGTGTCTGGAACCACCAAAACCTCAACGTGAGTATGTAGAAAGCAGGGATATAACCTCAAAGCAGCTCGAAGGTGCTGTAGATACCGTTAAGGAATCATAGGTACTTTAGCCGACAGGGAATATGAGTGATAAGAAAAAAAACTTGACAGGTTTGCAGGAATCAGCTATAATACTCAGCGACGATGAGAAAAGAATCATTAAAAACATACAGCGGCACGCAAAAAAGCATACGAATGATGATATTGCCGTTATATTTAACGTGTGCGATGGGGAATTGAAGCGAGGGACTTTATGCACAGGTCATAATAGAACGATAAGAATATGAAGATATGAAAATTTTCGAAGAGGAAATTAGTAATATGCGTTGGTGAAATGTAATGGTTGCAGGCGGCCCTTCAAAAGGCCCGGGGTAATCCCGCATAAAGCTGAATGGGTTCGATTCCCATTGCCAGCGTTAATTTAATATAATAAGTAAGTCGAGCTTATAAATGTTTAGAAGATTGGCAACTGTATCAGTTAGTACAGAACCCTTAATTAAGGGAGGATTAGCAAACAAACGCAATTTAGGTATTCTTGATGAAATAGACAAGCTCGGATTAAGTAGAAGTAGAGCTTTATATATTGACAAAGATGGCAATTTTCAGAAAACCCAAAATTGGCAAAATGAAAAATTAACAGAGCAGGAAAAATCGGAAAATGAAGGGGAATATAAGAAGTTTTTTTACTAGCGTTAATTTAATATAGTCGGACATACTTTTCCATCACAAGGAATAACCTGGTGGCGGTCAAATTTCATTGACCCTATCAGGTTTTTTTATTATGGATTACGCAGACAAAGAGAAAGACTTAGAAGAGGCCTTTAACAACGCCTACGACCTCTGGTTTTCGTGGATGGACGAGGCGCATACCGATTGGAAATATTATCTCAAAGACCCCTGGACAGAGGCCGACAGGATTTATTTCAAAGAGCAGAACCGGGAAGTTCTTAATTTCAATATAACCCGTCGAATAGTCAAAATGATTTCAGGCTACGAGCGTCGCAACCGGCTTGCCTTGAAGATTGGTCCATCCGAAGGATCCGATGCAACGGTAGCAGGCCAGCTCACCGGAATAATAATGCCTTTAATGGAGAACAATCACGGCTATGAGGTAATGAGTGACGCCTTTGAAATGGGTACTTTGGTACCTGGTATGAATCTTATCGAACTCTACATTGACCGGTGGGGCAATATACAGTTTGCACGAAAACCGTACAACAAATTCCTTCTGGACCCGAACTTCACACGCAGGGACTTGAAAGACTGTGGTTATATTATAATTCACGAGGATGGAATGCTCACGGACGATGTTATAAGTCTCATACCTGGAAAGGATGAGTTGATAAAAGAATATGCCAAAAGAAGCGAGGCCTCCGGGACCCTGCCGTTTTCTGCATATCGTGGCCGGGGCCGTGATGAAGGCAAAAGATGTAATTACTCGGAGTTCTGGGAGCGCAAAACAAAGAAGGTAAAGTTCATAGCAAACAGGCAGTCGGGCCAGAAATTCACATGGAAAAAAACCAAAGAGGAGCTCGATACTCTTTTAAACAAGTATCCTTTACAGCTTGTTTCTTATGATGATTACATCGAGACGGTTGAATTTTCGGGTTTTGTAAATGGCAAATGTGTTCATAAGGGGCCGGACCCGAACGGTATAGATGATTATCCGCAGGTCTTAATGGCCGGTTTTTGGTACCCGGAGTATGACGATGTAGCTGTAAAGCTACAGGGCATTGTAAGGCCAACCAGGGACCCGCAGCGGGAAGTATCGAAACGGATAAGTAAAATCCTCGATATGATCGATAGCCAGGTTTCTACTGGTTTTGAGGCGGAGGAAGGTTCTTTTGTTAATCCCGACGATATCCACGCCACCGGTCAGGGCAAGGGTATCTGGCTTAAAAAAGATGCACTAAACAAAGTAAGACGGAGAGAAATAGCCGATATCCCACAAGGCCTGTTTCAATTGAACAGGGACCTTCAAGCCCTGATAAACGAAATAGCTGGTGTGAATGATTCGATGTTTGGCACCGAAGAAATAAACGCACAGATGTCGGGTTATCTAACGAAGCTCCGCAGTGGTGCTGGGTTGGTTGCTCTACAGGACCTATTCGACAATCGCAGGTTTACCAAAAAGCAATTGGCCTTCAAGATGATTAAGCTGGTCCAGAAAAATTACTCACCACAAAAAGTATTCAGGATATTGAACGAAAAGCCGGCGCCTAATTTCTACACAGAGGATTTGAGTCAATACGACTGCACACCACAGGAGGGTGTACTAACCGAGACACAGCATCAAATGTTCTATGTCGAGCTGTTACATTTGAAGAAGTCCGGTTTTACTATACCTGAAGAAGTGATAATCGAAGCGGCACCGATCCAATTCAAGGAAAGGCTGAAAAAATCCATCCTGCAGGCCCAGCAGCAGCAAAGACAAATCCAGGGTGAGCAGTTAAAGGAAAAGCAGTTACTCGACAAGATGAGAGAGGCGAAGATAGCAGCCGACTTAGGTAGAGCCAAAGAACGTGAGGCCAACGTAGAGGAGCACAGGGCGGATGCAGCTTTGGCCCGTATTAAAACCGCCAAAGAGTTAGATAAAATGGAATGGGACAAATTGATGGGGCTAATGGACAGGATGGCAGCCTTAGAAAATACGAGTCGAAGGGAGTCAATTACGAGACGATAATGGGATTTCCTCTTAAAAAAACGCCGGCGACGGTAAAGGTCAGGATTTTGAGAAATAGTAATCGTACTTATAAAAAAGACGACAGTTATTCAGTCATAAAAAGAGTGGGCCGACTTTGGCGGGTAATAGGTAAATACGAAACAAGAGACGAAGCGGTGAGCAGGGTGCTGGTCGAATTGGAGCTGCTCAAGCTGGAGCTGTTCAAGCTGGAGCTGTTCAATCAAGATAAAATTATCAATCTGTTTGGTAAAAAAAAGGGAGAAAAAATAGGAGCGGCAGCGTAATTGGCTAATACGAAAGTAAAATAGATAAGAATTTTAGTGGATATACCGAGAAAGATTCTTCGTCACATACTCAGGGCACAGGGGATGTATGAGATGCCCGCAAAGAAAACATTTTTAATGAAGTTGAGAAAACAAAAACAGTTAAGAAAAACCGAACCAATAAGACCTTTAAGTTTATTTGAGAAGTTGAAAAGATGGCTAAGAAAGTCCAAATTGGTGAATTACTGCCGGACATTACAAAGAACTTTGAGAAGGCATTTGAGGATTGCATAAGCAAGAATAAGCACCGCAGAGAGACTTATTATATTTTTGCAACGGCAGATTGGTACGCTAATAACACAAAGATGAGGGTTGTTGTTTCACCGAGGGAAGTATGTCCACCGGTGATGCTAAATACTATGTGCTGGAGGGTTGATAATAAAACGGGTGAGGTTAGGGAATTGTGGGTATTACCGAAGGATGCACCGATAGATAAGTCGGTTGAACTTAAAGGTGTTGATGAGTCGATTATAAAAGTAGCCAGGCGTTTGCCGATAATCTATAACTAAAAGGGAAATCAAAAATGAAAACTTATATTGGAACCAAAATCATTAGAGCGGAACCAATGGATGAATTTGTTTTTAGGCAAACAGTTCATCCTCGTCATTCTATGCTGGAAATTGATTCCAAAGGTGCAAGCAAGCCTGGTTACAAAGTTGTCTATCCTAATGGATACGTTTCATGGTCTCCAAAGGATGTTTTTGAGCTTGCTTATCGGGAGATTACAATCGAAGAAAAAGTATTGATATAACTAATATGCCAGAAGGATTTAATAATTGCGTAAGTAATGATGGTCGAGTGAGAACAGTAACTGCGGGTACTCCCGCTGGTAAAAAACTTGGCCTTAAGGAAAATCAGTATTGTCACGTATGTGTCGATAAACAGGGAAATTTTCACAAAGGAGAAGTACGCACTAAGAAAAAAACAATAGACCAAAAGTAGGGCACAGGCGGTTAGCTGCCGCTGAGATGCCGTGATCATCGCGCCTATACGGGGGCTCGTTGGTAACTCCAATGAGCCCCCTTTTCTTTTGGTCTTGGAGAAAGAAATGGAAGGTCCAGTAATGGCAAAAACAGAAGCTCAATACGAAATCGAAAATAATGCTCGCACGTTAGTTGATGCTGAGATTGTAAGGAAAGACACCAAAAGGTTCAATGCTGCGATTGCACAAATCAAAAAGGAAAACGAAGCGCGAGAAAGCGCAGTAAAGAAATAACACGGGCTTGGCGTAAAAGAGGACCTGTTCGCCACAGGTTCGATGAAGTCGAAGCCGGACTTTAACAAGGAGAATAGTTATGGAAACAGAAAAAGCAGAAGCGAAGATTGATACTGAAGCAGCAGGCAAGGCAGAGGCCGGGCAAAAGGAAGAATCCGGCCAGGAGGCCGACGGCGGCGCCCAGGAGCGTATACAGCAGTTGACTAAAGAAGTTGAAGAACAGAAGCAAGCAAATAGCTTATTGCAGGAGAACATGGCCCTTTTGCAGGCCAACGCGCCGCAGCCAGGTCAACAGCCGGCAGAAGAAAAGGTTGATATCTACAAGCAAGCCGGTCTTGACCCTAATGATCCTGAGGACATACCGAACCAGGGGCAGTTGAAAAATATTTTAACGCATCACATGGGCCAAATCAGCGGAAAGATCAATCAGCTCGCGTTTATGGCGGAACATCCAGACTATTCTGAAATTGTAGGTTCTGCCGAGCAGATCAGGTTAGGGCAGATGGCAGAACCATTGAAAGAAGCAATAAGAAAAAACCCAGCCCTAATAGCCACCATTCAGGCATCAGCACAACCGCAGTTAGCGGCTTATTCTATAGCTAAACTACATCAGAAGAATAAGGACCAGGGAAAATCAACAACAAAGACTGAGGCCGAACAGGTTATAGATAACGCCGTTGCTAATGCCAATCGTGTCAAATCAGCCAGTAACACCAAAGGCGGAACAGCGCTTACCGGCGATAGCCGTTATGAAGCTATGACTGATGCCGAATTTGTAGAGATTGCTAAAGCTAACGGGGCCAATTTCTGAGGTAAGAAATATGGATAACGTGACAAGCACATCAGTAATTACACCAGCGGTCAACGCATATTTTCAGAAGCTGCTGCTGGTGAGGAATAAACCAAAACTTATTCATGCCCTTTTTGCCGACCGTTCTGATTTACCAGGCGGGAACAACAAAACGGTTGTATGGCGCAGGTATGGAGCGATGCCGACAAGGACCGCAGAGGTTCTTGAGGGCGTAACACCGGATGCCGACACGCTTTCGAAGCAGGACATTCGAGGTACTGTAGCCCAATATGGGGGTTGGACACTTATAACAGACGTTCTTGAGTTCACTTGTGAGAACAAGATCCTGAATGTTAGTGTTAGCGAGCTTAACGATCAGATGCACAGAACGGAGGATGAGCTGGTAAGAAACATCCTGGTAAGCACGGCCTCTGCAACAACTGCAAGTAACGGAACTCCCGTTGTGACAAATCTGAACGCCGATGACATCGAGACGGTTGCCAACACGCTGCAGAACAACGATGCGTCAATCGTAGCACCGCAGATCAATGCCAGTCCGAGAGTAGGAACAGCGCCGATAGAGGCCTCATACTGGGCGATGATGCACACCGCGTTGAACAGGGACCTAAGAAGGTGTGAAGGATTCATCAAGCCGGCGGAGTATGGCACTCAAACCGGTATTCTGGAGGCGGAACGTGGTAACGTTGATGAAGTAAGATTTTTAGCCTCATCGGTAGGACACAAAGAAGGAAGCGCGACAGAGGCGTTTCCGTCAACGGCAGGAACTTATTACTACATCCCGATAGTTGCCAAACATGCCTATGGAAAAGTGGATTTGAAAAAAGCAAACGCCAGCCTGATCATTCATAAGAAGGGTGAAGCCGGCGCCGGCGATCCGCTTGACCAGAGGCAAACAGCAGGTTGGAAGTTTATGACCCTTTGTCGTATTCTTAACGACAACAACATCCACGTTTTGAAGGTGACAAAAAGACCAGACTAACAGCATCTATGTTTTAAAGTTAAAAAGAAGAAAGATTAAAAATATTTAAATGAACCCGTAGGAAAAGATTAAGGAGTGCAAAAAATGCAAATGATACAAAGAGTACTTGAAGGCGCTGGCGATGCCTATAATCTCGCATTGGGATTTATTCCCGATTTTGTAGAGATTTGCAAGTATCACGCTACACCCGACTCGATTACCTGGTTGAAGTGGTTCGGGCCTCGTGAAGAAGATAATGCAACTATAATTGACGGTGGTGGTATATACGGCCATATAATCGACGGAGCTGTTGTTAGTGAGGCCGATGCCGATACCGGTGTCCAGTCTTATGAAGGTGACAAGGCGCCAAAGGTTCTTGTCGATTCACCCAAACCGGGTGGCGGTCTCGTTGAATGCAGCGTAGCTGACTGGCTTGCCGCTACATCTTATGCAGCCGGTGAGAGGTCGGCAACGGCCTGCGGAACAATCGTTCGTCCTCCGATCCATAACGGTTATGTCTATGAGCTTACCACAGATACAGCAGCCGGCACGAGTGAGCCGACAGCAGGTTGGGCCACAACTCCAGGCAAGACCTGTACTGATGGCGGAGACAATGTCTGGACCTGCCGCGAGGAAAACATCGTCAATGCCGGCGAATTGGGAATCACGATAGGTGCGACACTTGCCGCTGACAGTCAGATATTGCTCATCAATGCTTTCAAGGCGGATATGTCGGAAGATCTCGGTGACGTTGCGTAATTAGTCAGGCGTGTAGCCTGTCTTTAATAAAGGATTATAGTTATGGCAAAGCAAATAGTCCATCTATCCGATGGTAAGAAGATTGTCTGTGGAGCGAAAAGCGGAAAATCAACAACCGATGTTAAAAATTACAATTGCAAAAAATGTAAGAAGGCGGTTATAGCCCTGGCCGAAAAGTTAAAGAAAGAGAAAGCTGAGAAGCAAACAGACCAAACGGCCAAACAAGAGAAAAAGAAAACCGATACTTCTGTATGGTGCAGGATTTTCAACCGGAACCTTGTTGATGGTACTGATTTTCAATTCACTTTTGAAGGCAAACTTTATCATTTGGTGAGCGGCGGAATAAGAAGGATACCTCGAAGCGTTATAATACACCTTCGAGGGCTGCATTATCCGACTCCCAAATATAAACAGGGTGAAACCGGAGGGACCGTCAAAATCGAAGGTTCACGACATTGCTATATTGTCAACGAGCTATCCGAAGAAGAAGTAAAAGAAGTACAAGCAAAAGAATCGCAAGCAAAGGACCCAGCTCAAAAAACAGGATAGATATCAACCCCGCCCCTCCGAGGAGCGGGGTGATATTCCAAAAGGAATGGTTCTTATATCAGCGTGATACGAGACCGAGTAGATGGGGCACGGATGCCTACATAAACGCCTTTATTGAAAAGGAGAAATCTGATGTTACTGAAAAGATTTTTGATAGACAATTTCGATAAATTACAACCCGCAGCGGACAAAATTGAGAATATTTTGGTAGCTGCAAAAATGGGTCCGGGGGACATTTTCTTTGTTGACAACACCAACGGCAGTAATAGTTACCGCGGGACAGATCCAAAACACGCCTTTTCAACTCTGAACTATGCAGTAAGTAAGTGTGAAGCCAACAAGGGCGATGTGATTATAATGCAGCCCTGGCATGCGGAAACAATCCAGGACACCGGCACAGCGAGTGGTGCAACAACTGATGAATGTGTGTTCGATAAGGCTGGTATTAAGGTTATAGGCCTCGGCTGGGGATTGCTGAAACCTACATTCACGCTTGAAGGTGCTGTAGATGCAGCTCTTGTTGTGCTTGCGGGCGCAACAAATGTAATGCTTAAAAACTTTATAGTCAAAGCCAATCTGGCTAATATAGCTGCCGGCATTACTTTGAGTGCTACTTCTGGTGGTACTGTCCTTGAGGACCTCGTTTTGAGGGATGGTAACGCAGCAGATAAAGAGCTGGTTCTTGGTGTTTCAGTAGCGGCTGATTGTGATGATATTGCAATCAGGCGATGTGTTTTTATCACAGTCCCTTCGGGTGGTTGTGCCAATGCGATTCTGCTTGCTGGTGGTTCTGACCGTTGCGAAATTGTAGATAATATTGCACAGGGTACTTATTCAGCGGGAACAGTGCTTGCCTCAGCAGCAGAAAGCAATGAAATGATTATAGCACGTAACATCTTCACCAATCAAGGTGCTCTTGCCCTCGGCTTAAATGCAAGTTGTACTGGGATTCTGGCAAAGAACTTCCTGGCTGGTAATACAAGTATAGCTGCGGCCCTAACAGGTATTGATGCGATGTGGCCGTTTGAAAACTATGTAACGGGTGAGGATAACAAGAGTGGTCTGATTGATCCTGGGGCCGATGGCGATTAAAGGCCCGGACCGTAAATAGATATCAGGGCGGGTTACGGCCCGCCCTTTTAACCAGAGGTAGATTATGGCTATTACCTGGACCAGAGCGGAAATAAGGGCGAAGGTGCGTCAGCTTGCCTCGATGCCAGGCACATCGAATATGTCGGATGTTGTTATAAACGACAAGATAAACGATTTCTATCGAAACATATTTCCGGGTGATGTGAATGTGCAGGAGCTTGAGACATTTTTTACAATAGATACGGCCGCTGACGATGATGGTGAGTATCAACTGTCGGATTCGATGCACACCATTGAAGAACCGATGACAATAAAAGACAGTGATGGAGATATTTCAAAGGTCGCTTTTTATCTGGATAAGAATATATTTTTCGAGCTTTATCCGGAGGATTCATCGGATGAGGACGATGAACGAAATACTCCGGTAGCGGCTCTTTTGTATGGTAGAGTCGTTTATTTAAGGCCGAAAGCTGATGAGGTTTTCACCTTCAAGACGGCTGCTAAAAAGAAGCCGGCAATACTTTCAGCGGATGGCAGCACTCCGTTAGATGTTCGATGGGGCCCGGCAATAGCATACGGGACGGCAATTCTAATTAGAGAGGAAGTACGCGATTTCGATAGCGTCGAAAAGTTATCACAGGTATATGGTTCATTGATCACGATAATCAACAGGCGGGACCTTATACAAACATCAAAAAATCAAAGGGCAATACCAAGGTTCTAAATGAGCTTATCTAATTACGCAGAAAATGTTGTACTCGACCTCTTAATGGCGATGGTTGCGTCTGTTGGGTTATCAACGGCGGACCCTGGCGAAGATGGTTCAGGGCTTGCCGAACCCTCCGGCATGGGTTACAGCCGGCGAGCGGTAACTGCGGCGGATTGGAACGCAGCTGCGAGCGGCTCTGTAACCAACGCCAATAAGATAGAATTTCTGCAAGCGACAAACAATTGGGGGACATTAACACACCTTGTTTTATTCGATAGTAGCGGGAATATGCTCGGTTCAAATGCTTTGGATTTACCTGCAATAGTTGTCGGGGGGGATTACCCGAAATTTGAAGCCGGAGAATTAACTATAAATGCAGATTAAGGAATTAGATTAATGGCAAAATTGGATGAGCTCACACAGTTAGAGTTCGCGGCAAAAGCTAATTTTGAGGTGAGGTAATCGTTATGTTACCGGAATTCTACAGGTTTAGAGTTAAAAACTCAACAGACCAAACTTTCACTTATGACAATGGAGCGAGAATAGAAGTGAATATAACGCCCTGGAAAATGACATCCGGAGCGATGGTCCAAGGTACAATCGTATCAGACACTACCGACTTTCTAAATACCGGCGAAAATGTTGCAGCGGATGGAGAAATAGAAGGAGCGTCCCATGATAATACATCGAACCTTCACATCGGATTTACAGGTACATTTTATGGTAAAGCTGATGCAGATTCTACTGACGGTACGCTTGATTTGTATATGGAGATGTCAACAGATAATTCCAGATGGCCTTCTGACTTGGCAGATTTTGACATAGAGAAACATTGTATTTTACTTGGTAAATTGGAATTTTCAACGGACGCAGTAGATGAAGAAGCTGCTGTTAATATTCAGTTTTGAAAAATGACTATAGCGTATAATCCATATTTGAAACCGCCGTTAGGTACGACCATTAATAAAGCTATAGCTAAACAGCTTTGTTTGAGTAGTCTCTGGTTGGAGAACGAAGGCGCAGGAAATTCAATCTCTGATTTGAGTGGGAATAATCCCGTTGGAGTATTTGTTGGCAACCCTGTATGGAAAGTTGATAATCAGGGTTATACTATCGATTTCAGCGATGATGCAATAAATATAGGCGGCAACATTTACGATAGATGTGCATCGGAACTAACAATAATCGTAAAGTTAAAATGGGATGGTGTTGCAAACACTTACGCCATGATAATTGACAAATACCCTGGCGTTTCAATTTATAAGTATCCAACCTTGCAGGAATCTTTGTGTTTTTATGGCAAAATTGGCGGTACTGGTTATGACGTAAGATGGGTTTCGGCAAAAGTCGTTTCGGGCGAAGAAGCTGTTTGGGCTTTACGACTGGGTAATGGTTTTCAGGAGTGTTACAAGAATGGCAAATTATCAGATGCAGCTTTAGCGGGCGGTCCCTATGCAGGTAATTACGATATTGGTACTGGAGTCAATGCCTATATAGGCAATAGCGCTTCCGATATGGCTCGTGACTGGAGTGGTTTAATATCTTATATGATGATTTTCAATCGCGCCCTCACCGCCTTTGAAATAGCACATCTTTACCGTGAACCGTTTTATATGTTCAGGGATTCAAACGAAGCTGCCATTTTAGGAAGCTATGTCACAGCGGGCGGAATAAGCATACCTTTAGTAATGCAGCAAATGGACCAATTTAATGGAGGGGTGATGGTAGCATGAGACCAGTAAAGAAAGATTCCACAGACCAATCCGTAGTAATTCGAATTATAGACAGCACAGACGGAACGCCGGAAACAGGTGTCGAGCATGATACCGCGGGGATAGATTTGTGGTATCGGAGAGAGGGAGCGACAAAAACAAGTATAACCGAAGCGGCCCTGGCTGCTCTTGATTCTGAACATAGTGACGGTGGCATAGAACATATTGGCGATGGCTATTACCGTCTTGATTTACCCGATGCTGCCGTGGCTACTGGCTCAAACGGAGTGATGGTAGGCGGCACAGTAACGGGAATGATTGTTATGGGTTGCTATATTTCTCTCGTGGATTATGACCCTTACGATTCTGTACGAGCTGGGTTGACGGCTTTACCCAACGCCGCAGCCGATGCTGCCGGTGGTTTGCCGGTAAGCGATGCCGGCGGTCTGGATATAGATAATCAAAAAACAGCCATTGTAGATGAATTTGAGACGCAATCTCAAGCCGATCCTACTGGATTCCATGTAAACGTAAAAGAAGTGAACGGTACTGCACAAACAGCTAACGACAACGGAGCTGATATAAACGCTATTCTCACGGATACAAACGAAATCCAGGGCAAACTGCCAACAAATAAGTTTATGGGTTCTTCCGATGGAGCTGATGATGATGGTACACTCAA